TTTCGCGAGACGCGATTCATCCAGTCCCTAGCCACGTTGTTTTCGTGGGTCAGGCGGGCGATCTCCGCGAGGGCGGCGCGGATGGCTTTCTGTTCCGGCAGGTCGTGCGTCTCGTTCTCATCGAGCATGACTTCAAGTCGATCTCGGTGCGTCTCGGTCCACGGGTCGTCGCTCATGGCTTACTCCCGCTTCCCAATCGGCGCAAACCGGTCGACGCGCGTGTTCCCCGGGTCGGCCGCGTAGTCGGTCAGAAACGTCAGAATCCGCGCCCGCGCGCGGTCGTGCGAGAGCCCGTGCATCGCGCCCAGCCCGACGAGAAACGACCGGACGTCGGGCCGCTGGAGCGCGAGCCCGATGAGGTTCGCCTGCGCCGGGGTCTCGACATCCACGGCAATCTGGGCCTTCATAGCGGCGGCTCCGGCGGGAGTTGGTCGAGCGGTACGACTTCCTCGAGGGTCTGAATCATCCGGCCGAATTTCGTGTCCTTGAACCGAATCGCGACCGCGACGCCCGCTTGCTGCGCCGCCTTCGCGTCGTTCGCGTGGGTGATCGAGAACGTGTGGTACTCGTGCTGGTCATCGGCCGAGATGACAAACTTCTGCTGGACGCCTTCTTTCACCGCGCGTTTGACAATGCCGAGAATCCGGACCTGGACGACCTGAATCGGCGCCGTGTCTGCACGGACGCGCGGCGCCTTCGGGGCCGGCAGTACTTCGCCGGTGTCGCGGTTGACCTCCTCGAGCGCCTGGGATCGATCCATCTCATCGCCGGTGTAGACGCCGGAGAGCTCGTGCGGAAACGCCTTGCGCAGCGCCAGGGCTTCGGCGCACTTCGCCACCATCGTGTCGGGCATCGTGCGCCAGAGGCCGGCGAGCTGCCCGCGGTCGTTCCGCGCCGCATACGCTTCGGTCCTCGCCACGCCCCACACCGGCTCGGTGAAGTCCTTGCGCCAGACGCCGACCTTCGCCGCGACCGGCGGCTCGGTGAACAGCCACACGTCGGCCCACTGGCTATTCGCCCCACACCAGAACGGCCCGACCTGGCCGCGGTATTCACCCGTCCGCTGGGCAATCAGCCGGAACCCGTCAATCGCCGTCTGGATGGTGAGCCGGCCGCCGCGCTTGATGGCGTAAATCTGCTTCGTCAGCGCGTCCAGGCCGGTGCGCTGGCACTGGTAGAGGAACAGCCGGAGCTCGTCGTCGGTGACGCCGACCGCGACCTGGCGCTTGATGAGGTCGATCTGTTCCCGCGTGTACGGCGACGGATTCATCGGCACGACGGCCGGCGCAAGATTCGTGTTCATTCCTGGTCCCTCTCGTCAGGCCACTCCCCCACTGTGTGATCGGGTTTGCGCGCGTGCGCTTCGGCGACTTCCGCGCGCGACGTCGCGACAGCCAATGCCCACACCAGCATCGTGCGCCCGCGCGTGTTCACCACGGCGCCCACGGCGATGAGCGCATCTTGTTGAAAGAGTTCCGACCGCCGCTTCCGGATCGTGGACGGGCCATAGTCGTGAAACTCCGGCAGGGTTTCGAGCTCCTCATCGGTCATCGATCCGTAGCGCGCGAAGGCCGCCAAGACTTTCTCGTGCAGTTCGTTCCGTCGACGAGCGATCACTTTCGCGGCGTCGATCGACGTCGGCGGGTCATCGGCGTGGACCATGCCGGTAATGTCAAGGTCACGCTCGAGGTCGACCTCGAAGAGATCGGGCTGCAGATGGGCGCCCTTCATGCGCGCCTCTTGGTGCGGGCGGCCTGGGCGGCGTCCATCGCCTTCTGAATGATCGTCGCGTGATACTCGATGCCCTGCCTGGCGCATTCTCTTTTGAGTTCTTCGGCGAGGGCCCCGTCGCTCAGGTCGAGGTCTTCGGTCTCTTTCAGGACACGGGCTGCGATCGCCGCATACACACGAAAAGGGACCGGGCGCGAAGCGGCCGGTTTAAGATCTTGATCTGAAGATGAAGATGAAGATGAAGTGGATCGATCAAGCATGGTCCGCGGCGATGCTTGACGCTTGCTTGTTCGATGCTTGTTCGATGCTTGAGGCGTGCTTGAGGTCATGCTTGCGTCATGCTCAGTCGATGCCCAACGGATGCTTGAGGCTTGCTTGGCGCGTGCGAGATAGACGCCGAGTGCGTACCGCTGCCGCTCTTGGCGCGGATTGATCCAGCCTTTTCGCGTTTTTTTCCAACGATTTCGCAGGATCGCCCACAGCGCCGCGGCCTTGCGAGCTGACACGCCGGCGACCCGCTGGCGCCATTTTGCGTCGTCGGGAAGCGCCCCGTTGTCCCACGCAATGCACAAGAAATCGATGTGTAATCCCTTCATTTCAAGGGGCATTCCGTACGTGGAGGCGAGCCAATCTCGGACATACAGTTGCATCGCCGGGGGCTTCGGTTGCGGCGAAATGGCGACACGGCGCGGCATGAACTTCCCCGTTTATTGCAGCCGTCTGGACGCGAGCGGCCCATCGATGGTGATGCTGTCCTCATAGAGCCGCCGCGTGACGGTGTACTTCTGCTGCAGCGCGTCGAGCCGCGCCGTGAGCGTGCGAACCTCCTCGGTGCGCAGGCGCATCTGCTCGTCCAGCAGGCGCAGCGCCGTCTCTTTCGCGACCTGTTCGTCGGCGGCCTGCAGGCGCACCGTGACGAGCTCGAGCCGGTTGGCCCGTAGCTCCTCTTTGGCCTGGCGTGCCGCCACCAGGGCGAGGACCAGAAACCAGGCCGCCCAGCCGGCCAGGCCGAGCGCGATGAGGGCAAAGACCCAGGAGTACGTCACTTCTTACCTCGCCACCACGCCACCAAATAGTCGACGAGCATCACCACGACCGTCACGGTGCACACCATGACGAACAGGCCGACGACGATCACGAAGGTGTCGGACATTAGTCGGCATGGCGAGTGAGCGGCGGCGGTGGCGCGGCCTGCATCGGCGGCCCCGCGTGACACCGCGGACAGTGGCAGAGGTTCGCGATCGACTGCGGCGTGACGCCCCTCCCCCACCAGGCGCCCGCGAGCACTTGCGCCGCGTGCCACTCGTACCGGCACGCCGGGCAGCACAGATCGATTCGGAGATCCGGTTCCGCGATCAGCCGGGCCTGGTCTGCCATCCCCTCACGCCCGTCCCGCGCGTGCGATCTGTTCGTCGATCCACCGTTGAATAGCGTGCGCCGACCAGCGCGTCGCCCGGCCGATCCGAATGCGTTTGGGAAAGTTGCCCTTGCGCTCAAGCCGCTCGATAGTGCTGCGGCCGACGCCAGCCCGCCGGGACACCTCGCGCAGGGGAATCAGCGCATCGGGCGTTTCTGGAGCGCCCTGGGACGACGGCACGAGGCGGGACGGAGCAGGCGCGAGTGAGACCGCCATGCGGTCCCCCTTTCTCTTACGCGGCACGTTTGCGAATGAAGGCGGTGGCCGGAATACCAGTGACGTCCTGGAGCCGCTTGGCGACCTCGAGCGACGGGGTGCGCGCGCCGGCGAGCAACATGGTGATGTAGCCCGGCGAGATCCGGAGCTCGCGCGCGAGCGAGCTCTGGGATCGCTTGGAAGCTTTCAGCCACACCCGAAGTCGGCGGCCGGCCGCACTGATCACGATAGCCGCAGCCTAAACCCTCAGTAAAACGACGTCAAGCGTTTTTTGCGCCGGTAGCGAAATAGGGAATGGACTTGCCAATTCTTGAGCGTTTGGTTTTTACTATGCGTGAAAGAACCAGTGTCCAAACCGAGCATCACATTGGATCGCCTTCGCGCTAATATTGTCGTCCGCCTGCAAGTCAAAGGCGTACGCCAAGGCCAAATGGCCAAGGCGATCGGGATGACCGACTCCTGGATTTCCCAAGTGCTCTCTGGGAAAAAGGCGCTGCGCTTTGAACTGATCGACCGCCTCGCTCAGTACTTCGAGTGCTCGCCGGCCGCGTTGTTTGACGACCTGGACCAGACTCCCCCGCTTTCGATCGCTGGAGGGGCACCGTATGCAACTCAAACTCGTGTACTCAAACGGGTCGACACCCAACGGGGGGCCGATCGCCAGCTCATGGCCCATCTCTGGACCGAGAACCAACGCCTGCGTGGCGCCCTCGACCATACCGCGGCCGTCGTCGGCCCCCTGGCTAAGCACCTCAACGCCGCATTGCGCCCGGCTCCCGCCGTGGCGGCGTCTGATTCAGGCCATCGACGTGCAGCTCCAGTCGCTCGGCCCGTTG